CCGGCCATGTACCGCTGACGTAGGGTTTGATAGCTCACCGGATGACGCTTAGACAGCTCATAAAGTGACACGTCCTGACCATCGACCGAGACGGTCAAAACGTCCTTGGATGAGGTCAAATTTACACCCCTTTTGTGACGCAATAATAGGGTCTGATAGTTGATGCCAAATCGATGCGCAACCTGGGTCAATGTCAGGCCGTCAACCATGATAGTTTGGTCTGTTTTAGTGGGCACAATGGCCGTCAGGTCGGCGCCTCTAAGGCCACGCTTAAACCTCTGGACCAGCGTTGAGCGTTTGATGCCTGTGGCTGTTGAGAGCGTGTCGAACGTGTGATACTGCTCATCTACACTGAAATACTTGGTCATAGTGTTTTACATCTCAAATACAGATAAGTGTATCACTAAATACCCGGTACTCGCAATGTTACGGGTGGGTAACCGGGGGAGCAGGTGGATACTGGGTTGCAGCGATTTGAGAGGGGTGCTTTTGCAGAAGTCACTTCAGGGTATAAACATATAGTATACATGTATTACATATGTACATATTATATATAATATATATAAGGTTAGGGTATAAGGGTATCTGGGTAAGGTATGATGGATAAAGGGCTGTAGAGATACCCTAAGACACAATAGGGTCGTTAGCGTGGGTGAGTATTGGCTGTAGGTCAATAGATACGCGTACCCGATGGGTCTGGATGAAGCAGATGTTTATTATCCGTGTGGCATTGTGGCATAATGTCCGTATGGTCATTAGGAGAGCAGGCAAATGGGTAGGCCGTTGAGGTTTAAAACGTCAGAAGAATTAGATTTTATGGTCGATATGTACGTTGAAGAACGGCATGCGGTCAAGGGGCCGTTGAGCATACCGGGATTGTGCTTGTATCTTGGGTTTTCTGACAAATCGTCGTTCTATGATTATGAGAAGCGTGAGGTATTCTCCCATTCTATAAAACGCGCGCGAACCATCATCGAAGTCACCGTTGTGGATTCGATCATGTTGGGCGGCGGCGCGGGCCCCATCTTCATGGCCAAGAACATGGGCTACACGGACAAGCACACCGTGAGCTTCGACCCGATCAACATTGTGCTCACTGACCAGCAGGCTCGACTATGATCATCAGCTATCCCCAAGGTATGCCAGCGTTCTTCTGCCCAGCTTGCAAGCTGTACCACGAGTTCAGCACGACGCCCAACGAACACAAAGGCGTCTGGACGTGGAATTATGACCACGACAAACCAACCCTCGATCAGACTGTCATCACGAACCTGGGCGACGGTTGGATCTGTGTGGCATGGGTGCATGATGGCCTCGCGACTTTTGTCTCTGGCACCACGCATTCGTATCTCGACCAAACCTTCAAAATCCAACCAGGACCATAGCTATGCTGTTAGGATCGACCGAACTCAAAATCAGATCAGACTCAATGGGCGACGGTGCATTCGGTGCACGTCGTGGATCAAGAACACATCGCGGCGTCGACTACCGTAGTCACGAAGGGCAAGCCATTCTGAGCCCCGTGGCTGGTCGTGCGAGTAAACTGGGCTATTGCTATGGGTCAGGTATTGGCGGCGCCAGCAGCGTTGACCCGTTGCGTTACATTGAGATTACGGCCGCAGGCTTGCGACATCGATTCTTTTACGTCCGTGGGTATGTGGCCATTGGTGATGTCATCCGTAAAAACCAAGTGATATGCTTTGCAGATGACGTGTGCCGTCGGTATCCCGACACAGACATGCAGTCACATGTGCACTATGAGATCATGGACAGTGACGATCAATACATTGACCCCAGTTGAGAAGTTCGAGTTAACCGCTGACCAGATCAAAGCGGTTGACATGCTCGCATCCGATGCTAAGCACTGTGGGTTAGGTGGCGGTGCGCGATCGGGCAAGACGTTCTTGATCATCTGGGCCATCGTGACACGCTGCCTGTTGGCACCGGGCGGTCGGCATGCCATCCTGCGTTTTCGATTCAATGCGTTGTATGGCGCTGTGATCGAAGACACATTCCCCAAGGTCATGAAGCTCTGCTTTCCAGGCCTGTACGACGGGAAGAATTGGACCAAGTCGCCCGACTGGTTTTACGAGTTCAGCAACGGCAGCCAAATCTGGTTCGGCGGTTTGGACGACAATGAGCGGGTCGAGAAGATCCTTGGCCGTGAGTACTGTTCGATCTACTTCAACGAAGGCTCGCAGATCCCATGGAACTCGATCATTCTGGCGCGTACCCGGTTGGCTCAGAAGGTCACCTGCGATCCGAACACTCAGCCAGATGGTATCGCTCGCGAGCTGGTCAACAAGTTCTATTACGACTTCAACCCGCCGTCTAAGATCCACTGGACGTATCTAACGTTCATCGAACACAAAGACCCGATCACCAAGCAGATGGTTCTCAACCCTGAGCGCATAGGTTTCAACTTCATCAACCCCTACGGCAACCGGGCGAACTTGTCGAGCGACTACATCGAAGAGCTTGAGGCTCTACCGCCGTTGGCCCGCGATCGATTCCTGTTGGGCAAGTTTGCTGACAACAGCGATGGTCAGTTGTTCGATGCTCAGACCATTGAACAGAATCGCGTCTTGGCCACCATCGATAACCCGTTGCCAACATGGCTGCGTGTTGTGATAGCGGTGGATCCGTCTGGCTGCAGTGGTCCTGAGAACACACGGTCAGATGAGATCGGCATTATCGTCGCGGCCCTTGGGATCGACGGTGACGGCTACGTGCTGGCCGACCTGTCAGGTCGATATGGGCCTGCTGACTGGGCCAAAGTGGTCAACGACGCATACGAGCGTTTCGGTGCTGACCGGGTCATCGGTGAGGCAAACTTCGGTGGCGCTATGGTTGAGTCGACCATGCTGGCAGAAAATCCACTGCTGCCTGTTTCCCTTGTGACCGCGAGTCGTGGTAAAGTAGTTCGCGCAGAGCCAATCAGTCACTTGTATCATCGGGCGAGAATACATCACGTTGGTCATCACCCAGAGGTTGAGGATCAGCTTTGCGGGTTTACTCAGTCGGGGTATCAGGGCATCAAGTCGCCTGACCGGGCTGATGCGTTGGTCTGGGCAATCACGGAGTTATTCCCGGCCATGGTCAAAGAGATCAAAGAGCGCAACCGCTCACAGGTTCAACCAAACGTCATCATGCCAAAGCGTGGTGCAAGTCGATACTCTAGGAGATAGTCATGGCAGCAGCAATACCCGCACTCTTCGCACTGGCTGGCACGGCTTACAGTGTCGACCAAAGTAAGTCGATGGCCAAGAAGGCCAACGTCAAGGCGCCAGTCGCACCGGTCATGGACGACAAGTCGTCTGAGCTGGCGATGAAGCGTAAGCAAATGTTATCAGCAGGCACAGGGGCACAGAAGACCGTGATGTCATCTACCCTTGGCTAAGTTAACGACTGACCAGCTGTCAGGGTTGATAAAGTTTCAGTTCGGGTTGCAAAGCAACATGATCGGTTTGTATCAAACCTTGGCCGATAACTTCTACCCCGAACGTGCTGACTTCAACAACATCCGTAACGTCGGGCAGGAGTTTGCCGATCACCTGATGGACAGCTTTCCACTGCTCATTCGTCGCGATCTGGCCAACAGCCTCAGCGCCATGCTGCGCGACGGCAAGTGGTTCAACATGGGTGTGACCGATGACGATGTGGACTATGCCGGCGCCAGCTGGCTGCAGTCGTCAAACGACCGTCTGTACAAACTCATGTACCAGCGCCAAGCTAACTTTGTCAACGCATCCAAGCAGGGTGACAATGACTTCGTGACCTTTGGTCAGTGTGTCAAGTCGGTCGAGTTCAATCGCAAGAAGGGTGGCCTACTGTTCCGAACGTGGCACCTGCGCGACTGCGCATGGTTTGAGGATGAGACGGGCCAAGTGTGCGGTGTCATGCGTAAGGCGACACCCACGAGGCGCGACATGGTCCAGTATTTCGGTGAGAAGAACGTCCATCCAAAGGTGTTGAAGAACCTAGCAAGTAGGCCGTTTGAGACGGTCAACATGACCCACATGGTCATGCCCAGCGATTACTACGGTGATGATGAGATCGCCTCCAAATTCCCCTATGTGTCCGTGTACATCGACAACGATCACGGTGGTCATCTGATCGAAGAGACAGGCCTGAACAACAAATTCTATGTGGTTCCGCGCTTCCAGACCATCTCAGGATCAGCGTATGCCTACAGCCCAGCCACTACGGTTGGGTTGTCCGATGCCCGATGTCTGCAGGCCATGACTCACACACTGATGGAAGCAGCTGAACGCTACGCTGCGCCACCCATCATTGCCACAGCCAACGTTGTCCGTGGTGATATTGACCTGTCGGCCAACGGTATCACTTATGTGGACAATGATTATGACGAGAGGTTGGGTGCATCCCTGCGCACACTGAGCCAGGATCGTGGTGGTTGGCCTATTGGTAATGCTGAGCGCGAACGCATAGTCGAGACGCTGACCAGCGCTTTCTTCTTGAACAAGCTCAACCTGCCACCCGCTGGTGCCGGTGACATGACGGCCTACGAGGTGCAGGAGCGCATGAAGCAATTCCGTCGTGAGAATCTACCACTGTTCGCACCGATCGAGGCCGAAGACAATGGCCAAGTGTGTGAGCTGGCGTTCGAGATCTGCATGGCCAACAACATGTTTGGCAGCCCTTACGACATACCACCCTCGCTGCGGGACGCTGAGGTCCAGTTTAAGTTCGAGTCGCCATTGACCGCCAGCCAGAACGAGCAACGCGTGCAGCAGTTCTCACAAGTGCGTGACATCCTTGGTGCTGCGATGGAGCTAGACCCAGGCGTCTTCCATGACGTTGACCTGTCGACCGCTGTCCGTGGTGCTGTGACTGGTGCTGGTGCTCCTTCCAATTGGCTGACAGACCCAGAGGTTGCGGCTGAAGCTCGTCAGCAGCAGCAGCAGAAAGACGCAATGATGCAAATGGCAGAGGCGGCAGGGCAATGAGTGACGACCACATAACCCGTGAAGAAATGCAGACAATGATGGACGGTCATAAGGAAGCCTTGGTGCAGCATGCCGAGGATGCCGCTGAGGTTGGTCAACGTCAGGCTGAGTTACTTGAGACGATGACGTTGAATCAAAGTGCTTTCATGACCAATATCGGTGCGTCAATCAAGGCAATTGACGACAAGGTGACTACTCTCGACGGTAAGATGGACTCGTCGATGCTCAGACAAGGTGCACTCGGTGGCAGGCTCGAAGCGCTTGAGGGTGTCAAGGTTGTGAAGAAAACGTTTGTCGATGTGGCCATAGCACTGGTGACCGGTAGGGTTGGGCTGATCGTAGCCGTCGCGTTAGTCATAGCTGTGTACGGTACATACGCTGTTAACGGGGTCGATTACACATGGCTAAAGGATAGCTTGAAATGACCGTCGATACGTGGTCCCATGTCGACCTAGTAACCGACGACGAGGTCCGTGCCATCAAAGCGATGTTCGCAGGTGAGGCTGCCCCTGGTCAACAACGCCTTGCGTTGCAGGTCATCGTCAATAAATTCAGTCGAGCACAGGACATGCTATTTGTCCCAGGCTCGCAAGATCAAACCGCGTTCCTCAATGGTCGCGGATTTGTGGGTATGCAGATCCTGAAAATGATCAAAGTGCCAATAGGTAAACTTCAAACAGTCGATGAGGAAACAAAATGAGAAACACATGGTTAAATCAACCGTCTAACCGTTGGAGATTTAAAGATGCAGACAGTACCGATGATGGTGGTAGCGATGATGGTGTTGTCACTGATGTCGGTGGTGGTGATGTGGGGGGTGGCCCAGCTGATCAAACACCTGCTAATTACTTTAAGTCAGTACCTGACGACTGGCGCCAACAAATTGCGGGTGAAGATAAGGCGAAGCTAAACCAGCTGCAACGCCTTGGTGACTTCGGCGCGTTTGCCGACACGTACTTTGAGTCGCAGAACAAGATTCGATCGGGTCAGATCAGCGCACTACAGGCACCCGGCGAAGATGCAACGCCCGAAGAGTTGACAGAGTACCGTGATGCCATCGGTGTGCCGGCCACTGCCGATGCGTATGAGATGACGCTGACCGATGGCCTTGTGATCGGTGAGGCTGACCAACCGATGATGACAGCGGTGTACGAGGCAGCACACGCGGCCAATGTACCTACTGCCCAGGTCAACGCAATGGCCAACGCACTGTTCAAGGCGCGTGAGATTGAGTCACAGACCCTAGCCACCAAGCAAGAGCAATACCGCGTTGACGCCACCCAAGTGCTCAAGCAGACATGGGCCAATAGTTATTCGACCAACATGTCCATGATCAGCAACGTCATCATCAACAGCCTGCCTGAAGCCGTTCGTGAGCAGTTCACCAACGCCGTCATGCCCGATGGTCGTGCGCTACTTAACTCACCGGAAGTCCTTGTGGCCATGGCTGACTGGGCGCGTAAGATCGATCCTGCAGCCACGGTGGTGCCGAACGACCCGAACCCAACCAAGACCATTGACAACGAGTTAAAGGCGCTCAAGGCTAAAATGGGCACGTCTGAGTGGTTCAAAGACGAGGCTGCTCAACAGCGTTACAGAGATTTACTTGATGCCAAGGAAAAGATGGGATAGACTACTCGTCTAACAACCGAATAGTAGACCCCCAACGTCCTACTGGCGGCCCCTCTTAACCGAGGCTAACCCGCACTCAGTCATGACCGACGGCCAACTTGAACAACGGTGTACGAACTAACCTTTTTCAACTTTGGAGATACGTCATGGCTGACACAGCCTTTCAAACAATGTATCGCGATGAGACCATCATGGGTTTCGAAAAGCGTGAGTCTCTTGTTCGCAAGACCACGGTTACCGAAACACAGATCAAAGGTAATCAAGCGATTTTCTTGGTCGCGGATTCTGGCGGTGCGACTGCGGTAACTCGCGGTATCAACGGTAAGATCCCTTCGCGTCCCGACAACAACAACCAGTACACTGTGCAACTGGCCGAATGGCATGATAAGCCCATCAAGACTGGGTTTAACATCTTTTCAAGCCAAGGCAACCAGCGCGACATCATGCAGCGTACCGCTCAGTCTGTTATCAATCGTAAGATTGACGACGACATTCATGGTGGTCTTAATGCCGCTACGGTCACATGGGGCACGGCTGCCGCCGCTACTCTGACACTGGTCACCAAAGCCAAGACCAAGCTGGGTAATGCCTTCGCTCTTGACGATGCACCTGTGTTCGGGCTTATCACGCCTGCTTTCCATGGCTATTTGATGGGGCTCAATGAGTTCACGTCTGCTGATTACATCAACCTGAAGCCTTTCGAGGGTGTGAGTAAGAGCCGCGCATTCGAGTGGTATGGTGTTAACTGGATCGTTGACGCTGGTCTACCGGGTACTGGTTCAGCTAGTGCGACTTGTTTCATGTACTCGCAACATGCGATTGGTCACGCTGCCGACACAGCCAACATGCAAACGTATGTTGACTATGACAAAGAAGACGACTACTCATACGCCCGTTGTTCAATTTACATGGGTTCTAAACTCTTGCAGAACGCTGGTGTCGTCAAGATGCCTCACAACGATTCTGCCCTGTCATAAACCGGAGGTGATCCACGATGGCTTATTCTGTAGCAAATCCCCCAGCACTGGTATCATCTTTGCTGGGTACAACCAAAGGCAAGGTCTGGTCATACGACTCGACTGATGCCGCAACAGTGGTACGCGCTGACGCCTACATTTCCAATGGTTTTTACCTTGGTATGTCAATCGGTGACATCGTTGACCATATCGATTCGGTTGGCGGCACTGTCGCTCACCGGTATGTAGTCAAAAGTGTAGCAGCGGGTGGTGCAGCTGACCTTACCGACGGCACAGCGTTGACTGTAACCGATACTGACTAAACATCAGTGTCACCCAAGTAAACAGAAAGCCCCTAACCCATGTCCTGCTAAACTAGGTACAATGGGCGGGGCTTTCTTTTAGGAACTTCAAAATGTCTAATATTACTTCTGAACAACAGATCATTGCCACACACCTTCAACCAACCGAGTACCAGTATCATCAGTACAGTCTGACCGTCAAGTCGGACATCACGCCTGAGATGCTCACTGACTTTAGACTGTGGGAGCATGTGGCCCATAAGCTGCAGACCTTTGATGAGATCCGCGTGGTCGACCAGGGCGAGACGTACATGGCCAAACTTCTGGTCACCTTTTCTGACAAAACGAAAGTAGGCATCAAGGTGCTTGACGTGTACGACCTTACCAACGTCGCCACCGATCAGCCTGACATCAGTCATCTGTTTTGTATTAAGCAGAAGGGTCAGCTAAAATGGTGCCTCGTCGAGCTTAATGAGAACGGTACTGAAAAGAGTATCATTCAAGACAAGATTCAAAACGAGGCCACCGCTCAGTCTGAGTTGGACCGCTACGTGAAACAACTAACAGGGTAGACTCAAGTGGCCATCACCAAGCTCAGTTTATACAACAACGCCCTGCTGCTGCTGGGTCAACGTCGACTGACTTCTGATACTGAGGCCACTGAGACACGCTACAAACTCGATGTGGCCTATGACCAAGAGGCCGCAAACTTCTGCCTTGAGTTGATTAAACCGCGTTTCTCGCTACTGGTTGTTGCCCTGGCTGCAGGTGCGTCACCCAGTAGCAACGCGTATGCCGGCACACACACGCTGCCCGCTGCATACATATCAATTCATTCAATATTCAGCGACTCAAAGCTCGATGTGCCGATTACCCGGTACTTGATCGAGGGTAATTCGCTGTACACCGATTACTCCACGGCTTATGTTCGCTATGTGCAAGACGGCATCGCCCTGTCCGAATGGTCGCCGGCATTTGCCAATGTGGTGTCGGCTTATTTAGCCACGAAAATAGCACCAGCCATCGCACCACAGAAGTTAGAACTACTGGAAACATCGTTCGCTACGCTTGTGGAAACAGCACAAGCGATGGAGGGCGTCAAGGAGCCTCAGAGTAGATCACCCGATCAACAGTTCACGCTGACCACAGATTATCTGAACATCTACAACGGTGCGCTGATGCTGCTGGGTCAAGAGCAACTGACCAATATTAACGACGACTCAAAACGTCGGGCAGCCATTGACACGGTGATCAACAGTGGCGCCGTTAACTATCTGCTTGAATTGACTGAGCCGCTATTCGCCACCGAGACAAACGTGCTGACTGCGTCTGTCGTCAGTAGCAATCACGACCTTGACAACGTGTTCACCCTGCCCACCGACTATTTGTCCATGTTGGAGGTGCACGCTGACCCGCTGATGGATGAGCCTATCAATCGGTACTTGATCGAGGGTCGGACGATAGCGACTCAATACGCAACCATCTACATCCGCTTCGTATCCAGCTCGCCGGCCATCACTACATGGACCCCCGGCTTCAGGCAACTGCTGTCAGCATACATCGCTGATCAGATCAAGCTCGGTTTTGTCGATAGCGAAGTCAAGCTGCAGTTCATCGCCAAAGAGTACGAGACACGGCTGAACTTTGTCCGTGGTAATGAGGCTCAGCAGGAGGCAAACAAGCGACCAGCTCGCGCAACAGCCACCCTATCCAACAGCTGGCGCAACCTGTACAACGACGCGCTCATGATCATCGGTCTGACACACTTGGTCAGCAACGACGACGACAGCCATCCAAGGTCCGTCATGGACGCCATCCTGAGCCAAGGGGTAGTCGCCACGGTGCTCGAAGAACAGGGTTGGACGTTTGCTCTTGTCTCGCAGAAGGTCACCTACGATCCGTCCTTAGAGCCCACTTGGGGGTATCGCCGCGTGTTCGCCATGCCGACAGATCTACATCGTATCGATGGTGTCTATCAGGATGAGTACTTCACCACACCGCTCGCAGACTATCAGCAGGAATCAGGGCTGTGGTACTGTGAGCTAGACGACATTTACATTCAGTACGTCAAGACCAGCTACATCGAAAACCCCGGCGCTTGGCCTCAATATTACCGCAACATTGTGGCTGCTGAGATGGCCGTTCGTGCCGCACCTGGGCTTAGCCCACAGATGCTACCCAACGCCCGCGAACAACGTCGAATACGCAACAACGAGGGCCGGTCGACGGACGCTATGAGTGGTCCATCTCAGATGGTCAAGCGTGGTAACTGGTCAAGAAGCAAGTCTGGGTTTGGTCGACAGTCACGAGAAAGGGGTTAACACGCGGTGCCAGTCAATTCGTATGTCAATAAATTCAATCGCGGTGAAGTAGACCCCGCTATTCAAGCTCGCGACGACTTCACTAAGTTCGAGAACTCGGCTGCACTCATGACCAACTGGACGCCGCAGCGACTTGGTCCAATGCAATACCGCGCTGGTAGTCAGTACCTCGGTGTGACAGCGGGGGCGACCTACATGGTCCCGTTCGTTCGCTCGATTGACTCGACCGCGCTGCTTGAGTTCAGTAACAACTTGCTACGACTTTGGGTTGATGACGCCTTGCTGGCGCGCACAACGGTCGCCACGACAATCGCTAACGGTACTTTTGACAGTGACGTGGCGAGTTGGGTAGACGGTGACACGGGCAGCGGTGCAGCGTCGACATGGTTCACAGGTGGCTACATGGTGCTTTTTGGCACAGGTAGTGGTGTGGCCCGTCGATCACAGGCTCTCGGTTCCACCGCAACAGGTGAAGAACATGCGTTGCGTATCGTTATTCGAGAAGCTGCTGTCGTTGTCAAGCTGGGCACCAGTGGCGCCAACAGTGAAGACCTATACGTTGGTGAGCTTGGTCCAGGTACACACTCACTGGTGTTCACACCCGGTGGTTCGGTAACCGTCACTCTTGAAAACTCCAAAGAAGTGAGGGCGGTTGTCGACAGTGTGGCGTTAGAGACTACCGGTACATTCAGCCTACCGACTACAATCGCCACGGCGGACTTACCTAATGTCAGGTACGCTCAGTCGGGCGACATCATATTCATAGCGGTAGATGGTCAACCTCCTATCAAGATCGAGCGTCGTGGCGTCAAGTCGTGGTCCGTGACTAGCTTTAATCTGGTAGACGGACCATTCGGCCCACTTAACACCGGCCCAATAACACTCGCTGCTGGCGCATTGTCCGGTGGCTACATTACACTTACGGCCAGTGCCGCCTACTTTAAGGCGACTGATGTCGGTGCGCTGTTCAAGCTCGTATCTGCCGGCCAAATAGTCACGGACACCACGACCACCGAGAACGACGGTACTGGCTCAGTGCGTGTTGTAGGAGTTGGTACATCGCGTAACGTTCAAGTGTCAGCCACAGGCTTCGGTACAGCCACTGTGACGTTGCAACAGTCGACGGACGACGCCACATGGGTGGATGTCAAGACCTATACCTCGACGGCTTCAGAGACCTACAATGACACGCTTGACAACTCCATCCTGTATTACCGCCTGTTCATTAAAACGGGTGACTACAGTTCGGGCACATACCTACTGCGATTGACTTATGCCGGTGGAGCCATTGAAGGTGTTGGCCGGGTAGCCGCGTACACCTCGACGACCGTTGTGCGAGTCAACGCGCTGGAAGCCTTTGGATCAACAGACGCAACGCTAAACTGGTATCGCGATGAGTGGTACAAAGACGCCAAGTACCCCAGCGCCACGGCAATGGCCGAGGGTCGATTGTGGTTTGCTGGCAAGGGTAAATTCTACGGGTCAGTCAGTGACTCATTCTTCTCATTTGACACAGAGCTTGAGGGCGATTCGGCAGCGATTGCGAAGACCATAGCCGCTGGCCCTACTGAGACAATTCACTGGCTGATGCCATTGAGTCGTTTGATCATTGGTATGGTTGACGATGAGATGTCAATCAGATCCAACAGCTTCGGCGTGGTCTTGACACCGTTGAACACAAACGTCAAGGGTGGCTCATCGCAAGGCGCTGCACCTATCGAGCCGGTGGTGGCACGGAACCGTGGATACTTTGTCCAGCGGTCGGGCAACCGGCTGTATGAGCTTGAGTACTCACCAGGGCAAGACTCTCATGAGTCGATTGACATGATGACACTCAATCCAACCATCGGTAACCCTGGCATCGTGCGCATCGCTATCACCATGCAACCCGATGCCCGCATTCATTTAGTAATGACAGACGGCACCATGCGCTCAGTGCTGTTCAACCGCATTGACGATGTGCTGGCATGGACTCGCACCGAGACCGATGGTGACATCGAAGACTTGGTTGTGCTGCCTGAAGCCGGTCAAGATGCGCTCTACATGGTGGTGTCACGAACGGCCGGTCGGTTCCTTGAGAAGTTCGCACCAGACGATGAGGCCATCGGTGGGACCGAGAGCCGTCACACAGACGCGCATGTACGATACACATCGCCGGGAACATCAATCAGCGGCCTAGCGCACCTTGAGGGTAAGACCGTCCATGTGTGGGCTGATGGTCAGTATCGATCGTCACACACTGTATCATCAGGTGCCATAACGGTCGCCAGCTCATGGACAAAAGTAGTGGTCGGACTTCGGCACATCGCGTCGTACAACTCAAGCAAGGTGGCTGGATACATACTGTCACCAACAGGTGTCAAAACACCGACGGCCCTAACGCGTCGAAAACAGATACTCAATGTCGCGTTTGTCCTGAAGGATTACTGGCCTGGGTCACTGACTGTAGGTCGTGACGCATCGAATCTGTTAAGCTTTCCGAGCCTTGAAAACGGTGCGGCCGCATCCACAACTACTCAGCTTGAGTACGATGAGGAACAGTTCCCGTTCAATGGTGAGATGGTGAGTGATCCTAGAATCTACTTGCGTGCCGACAATCCTTGTACCGTTATGGCCATGGCGTATGAAGTCGAAGAAGCTATCGATATTGCCTCTAACTAGACACCACGTCATTGAGGCGCATGGTGTCGCGCTGCCCTACTCAGTCAAGGGGTGGACGGTCATAGACGACTCAGGCTGTGTGGCGGGGATTGGGGGTGTTATGCTATCATCACCGCTACAGTGCTTTAGTATCATCCGACAGCCGTTGAAGGACGACAAGAGGACGCTGATCAAGGTCACGCGGTTGATGCGACAGTTACTGAATACGTTTGAAGCAACGGTGTACGCTTTTCCAGATAAAAAAGAACCAACGGCCATGGACTTCCTGCCGTATGTCGGATTCCAAAAGATTAACGATGAGGTGTTTGTATGGCAGCCGCGATGACTCAGGTAATGTCCACGGTGATGGGTAATAAAGGGGCGTTCGTTGGTGCCGGTGCCAGCGCCGTGTCAGGTATTCTTGAGGGCAATATGGCCCGTCAATCAGCAGGCATGGAAGCAGATCAGATGGCTCAAAAGGCCAAGTCTGCATTTGCCAAGGGTACGGTGGACGCTGCTGAACAGCGCAGGCAAGCGCGCGTCACCAAGTCTGATGCACGAGCCGCTATGGCTGGATCAGGCACTGTGACCGACGACGCACAAGCCATTGGCCAACTTGCCGAGATCGAGCAGGTGGGTGAGTTTAACGCCATGTCGGCATTGTTTGGCGCAAGGACCGAACAACAATCCCTTCTGCGCGCCGAGCGAATGAAGCGTTACGAGGGTGATTCCTCACGCACCGCCAACATGTTCAAGGGTCTAGGCACTGTTGTGTCGACGTATGTTGACAACTCAACCAAGACCAAGACCAAGACTAAGTCCAAGGCAAGAGGCGTGCCAATGTCTAAACCTACAGTGAGTTACAACACATAATGGCTATAATTCCTAATGTCACACGCATCCAACGGGATTCACCGACTGACCGATCTTTCGTGGTGGGGTCACCGTCTGAGCCTATACCCGCTGCAGCGCAACAGGTTGCAGCTGATATTAACGCGGCTCAACAGCGCAAGACCCAGTTTCAAGGGGCTATGGCTGACAGTCGATTCAGATCGGCGTCAATCAACCTGTCCGACGACTTTGACCGCGACGAAGACTACAACACCATGCCCGACCGGTATGAGAAGAAGGCACGCGAACGCCTGGGTGAAATAGCCGACAGCATTGGCGACCCACGAGCGAAGGCCATGTTTCTCGAAGGCCAAGAGGCTGTCGTACAGGCGGGTATAGTACGCATAAAGGACAAGGCGTTCGGGATCGAGAAAGACTTCATGCGGGCCGGTGTGGACGAACAGCTGTTGGCCGAAGAGAATAACGTTATCACTGGTGATGCTGAGGCTGTCGACCGCGCCATGCTTATCATTGACGGTGGTGCCGGCGCCGACTACCTGACTGCCGAAGAAGCCCAGTCAGCCAAAGCCACATTCAAGACTAACTCAGCCGTCAAGTGGTTAGAGTCAATCGACCCAACTAAGCGCCTTGCAGCCTTGAAGGAACCGCTGGCCGACAACCTGCCACCCGATGTGAGAGCCAAGATGACCCGTGAGGCTGAGGTCGCTCAGCGGTCCAGTGTTGCACAGGCTGAGGTCGATACGTTGCTTGCCGACCCAGAGATGGATCGCACCAAGGGTATGGCAGCCATTGCCAAGATCACCGACACTAGTATGCGCGATGAGACCCAGCGCCGATTTGACTACGGCTTGAGTGCTCAGAACGCAGCCAAAAGTGAGGCTGGACTCAAGGCTTACGAGTCGATCACATCAGGGTTCTACACGTTCAACGGTACGTCACTTGACGAGCGGTCTGGTTACTTGGATCAAATCAGGATCAGCGATCAGTGGACCAACATGAACGCCGCCCAGCGTAGTAACGTCGAGAAGTTGATCCTCAGCAGTGAGCCACCATCAAGATCAAGCACCAGCACATTGGTTGAGCTTAACTTGTTGAGCCAAAACCCAAGCAACCCTCAAGCGTTGTTGACTTATTTTAGCGAGCATGAGTCTGAGCTGAGTGAGTCAGACCGCGCCCGCTGGCAGAAGATCGCTGCTGAGCCTGATAAGCTAGAGTACAAGTCTCTCAGGACTGCTGTCTCTGCGTTAAACAACAAGCTGGATCGATCAAATATAAACAACGATGTGGACCGAAGTGTTTACACAGAGGCGTTCCACGACTGGCATGAGCAATACTATGAGAGCAACCAGAAGATGCCCGACGAGGCTGCGATCGAGCGTAAGATGGACAACCTGCTGATCGAGACACGCAATGTCCCTGGTAGCTTCTACGGCACCAACACTAAGCG